AATAACTAACAATCTTTAGAGGTGTTGAACTATCAGCATTACTCATATCTGCAAATGTCAAGACATTTGTTGTGCCTTGCATATAAGTTTGAGAATCTCTCTGGCTCTTTTCTATTCTGGCTAAAATTTCATTTCTATTCTTAACTAATTTAGCATAAGCAGTATTGGTGACTTGCAGGGTTAGATATTCTTCTCCATTGTTCATCCCTTTTTCCATGCCCACTATTCTTACACTTTCATTATCAAGACCCTGAGATTTTGCATTTAAAGTTATTACATCTCCACTGATTAAATTTTGATTAGGATTTAAAACTTCAAAATCATAAATTTTAACAGGGTCTTTGTAAGTTGCTACAAGTGCATTGGCCAAAGTATTTGCTTCACTAACACTTATCACACTTGAATCTTTGTGGATTTTTCTAATAGTGCCATAAGTTGCTTTGCTTGATGCATCTTGACCTTGAGAAGTATCGCTTTTTATTTGATTTACTCCATCCCCCTTCCCATAAATTCGTACATCATTCCCAATAGGATAAGATTGTGAGATTCTTATATTGCTTATTTGAATTCCTGCATTAAAAGTCGCCACACTCGTCGAGCCCCCTTTATGATTTAAAATATCAACTTCAGAATTAGCATAATCTATTTGGATATCTTGCTGTGTTTTTTCTCTTAAATTTGATATGGCATTCCATAAGCTATCTGTAACCTCTTCTCTAAAATCTATATTTGTGCCTGCTTCAATAGTTCCTGCGCTTAATTTTGTACTCTCTCCCACAATGTTAGAGAATATTGTTGCGCTGGCAGTGTTTTGCCAAGGGCTACTTGAATAATCTCCATTTTCCTTAGCGAGCCATATTTCATAACCAGATGCATGAGCAGAAATTCCACCGCCTTCTAAAAAATCGATACTATCTATCAATCCATGAAATTCTAATGTCCCATTCCTATAAATGTAAACTTCTGATCCTATTTCTATAAGACTTCTCTTGCTCTCACTCGAACTAGTTAGCTTAATATTCGCCTCGTTAATGTTGCTTAATTTATCAGAATAATTAAATCCTGCATCAGCTATTACTGTGCCCTCTTCATTTGAAAGATTTTTGAATTTTATAATAAAGCTACTCATTTTTATTACGCACTATATGCATTCCTGAATTTTATTGTATAACCTGCGTTAAAATTAGATACTGAAAAAGTTGAAGTGCTGGCTCCTGATGCTAATTGTAAAATCCCAAAACCATCAGTAGTTCTAACACTTTTTATTTGCGAGCCCGCAACAGTTGCATAATTATATTCTGTCACAAATACGCCATCACCACTATCAACCATTTCAATAAATTTAATTATAACTGTCTGACCAGTTGTTAATGAAGAATTTGGAATTGTGATTTCATTTCCTAAACCATCACTAATAATAATATCACTAGCCCCACTCGTGACTACTCCTTGAATCTCCTCGATAAAAGTGGTTATATTTCCATCATTAGTTCTATGAGCTCCGCCATTTGTATAAGTCTGTTGGGTATCATCAAAAAGCACTCCAACCACAGTTTCAAATGTTGCAACATAATCCACAAAATTAGTTCTTCCCCCACTATGAGTTTTTTTAACTTCTCTCCCGACACCTAAATAAAATTTATCAGATTCAAAATAAAGTTTTTTAAGTTTGTAAGTTTCCATAAAGTGTCCGCTTAAAGTTCTATAATCTGTATTTTTATTTGCTCCAAAAAAATGTCCTGTCATCACGATTGTTTTTGGTGATACTCCTCCGCCACTGACAAAGATATGATATCTTTGATAATCGATGTTTGTTATTGTATGATTTGAACTGATTGAATCATCGAAGGTATTTGGATTATTTGGAAAATTAAAAGTGTTTGCTGTCCCACTATAATTTTCTATTTTCATTGTCATATTATATCCTCATACGAAAGCGATTCATACTTTCTGTTCATTTTTTTAAAAGGATTCCAGCCAAAAGGTCCCATTCCAAAAAGTGATGGACTATTAAATCCAAGAACAGGATTATCTCTTCCAAATCCAACTAATCCTGCGGCTCCTAATCCCCCTATTAATGCACCTATCCCAGCGCCCCCTAGGGCCCCTATTGGTCCGCCGAATGCTCCAATTGCTGCACCAACCCCTGCTCCTGCCAAAGCTCCACCACCTGCTCCAATTAATCCGGCTGTTATCTCTGGCCCTAATAATTTAACAGCTCCTTTTCCCATTGATCCTACAAGTTTGAATAGCTTGTCTATAATTGGAGATTTTTCTCTTAATTTTTCAAGACCTGATTTTACATCATTTAATTTTTGAGCAAGTCCTCCCATAGCATCTCTCCATCCTTCTATAACTGTGCTTACAAACCATCCTAAAGGTCCTTCTGCATTTTCAACACTATCCACAAAAGAAGAAAAAGTATCTGCTGCAAAATCAAATGCTGGCTTTAATGTTCTCCCTAAAGACCTGCTTAACTCTCCAGTTTTCACTTTTATTTTAGCCATAGCTCCTGCAACTGCTGGTGATCCTTTTGCTAATGTTGTCATCATTCCTGTGCCAGCCAATCCAAGCCCCACAAAAGCAAGACTCATTTTTCCCAATAAAGAAGATATCCTTACAAGGTCTCCATGCACTGGTTTACTGCTATCACTAATACTTTTCATTCCGCCTCTGATTCTATTTACACCAGCATCTATTTGAGCGGTGTTTATTGTTCCAGCGATTTCTAATTTTCCTACTTCTACCATTTTGACCTCATTCTTTCAAGTGCCTCATCAATCTTAGCCTGTCTTATTTGTTTAGTTTCTACAGCGTTGTGAATCTCAAATATTTCTATTAAGTCTCTTATCTCCATTTTTTTGAATTCATTAGGGCTTATCCCCCTTTGAAAACATTGGTATTTCATCCAAGAAAGCAGTGCATCTCTATCTTTTATTACGAATCCGTCTTTTGAGGCTGTTCCGATGAGTCTTGAAATTTTTTTTTACCTTTAGACTCTCCACTGTCTATCTTAGTGATCTCTCTTATAATTTGAGTGAATACAACGGGCTTAAGTTTACTGAGAATTTTCCATCTTTCTTCTTTATTAAGATTTTTCCACTCTTTCTCTACATTAATTATTTTTTTTATTGTCTCTTTGTCATATGGAACTTCAATAATATTTCTGGTCTTACATTCATTTAATTTGTCAAGTTTTTGAATAAGTTTTTCATCATTAGTTATTTCTGTATACTCTGAAAGCCATGAATTCTCTTCACCAGCTGTTACAGGTTTATACTTGAATATTTTCCCATCTATTGAAAATTCAACCGCGTTCTCGTCAACAAAATCATCTTCATATGCCATTTTAAAAATATACCGCCAAGCTATCTGTTGCAACAATAGTTGTAGATAATGGAGCCCCTACAACATCCTGAGTATTTATTCCCTCAAGATTAGTCGGAGCATTGACACTTTCAAGGAAAAGATTTGTAAAAGTAAAAACTACATCATCACTCGCTCCCCTGATTATCTCTAATTTATTTGTTCCTGAAACATTAACCGCAGCAATCCAATCATCTGTAAATGTAGAATCTTTTTGATTAATATTCAAAGCTAAATTATAAGATGCTGTCTTTGGAATAGGCTCTCCTATTGTTCTGTTTAAAGAAGAATTTGCATATCTGCTATCCTCTTCATCTATCCCATTGTCTATTGATAATTCTCCATTATTGACTTCTACAAATTCGCTACTGCTCCAAGTTAATTTAACATGATGAAATTTAAAGCCGTCATCTGTTGGAGCTGATACACTTGAAACGCTTGTTCCTTTTGAAATAGATTTTGCCATACATTCCGCCTCAATTGTTATAAGTCCGTCAGTGTCCCCAGTACCTTTTGAAAATCTTAAAGTCAATCTTTTGATAACGCATCCTGTCAAAGTTATTACTTCGTTTGTGGACCCTCTTTTAGCCCATTCACATGTAAATGATTTCACTGCATCACTTAAAGAAAAAGTATGTGTGTAAGGATCTGCTCCGGTATTTACTACAGAACCATGAGCACAAAACATTAAGAATTTCCAGTTGACAGGTGTGAAATTTAAAGTAAATTTATATTGTAATGGTCCTTGCTCTAAATCTTCTATTTCCCTGGTATCTGATCCAGCACTTAATATTTTCTGCCATCCTTGACTAAAATCTGGAGTTAATGTTACATTCTTCCCAACAATTTCACCATCATTTGCGATTGTATTTCCGCCTAAAAGTCCATATCCGCCAGCTTCATCTACCCATGCAATCTGCTCTCTTTGGCCTAAATACATTTCTACCATTATATCTCACCTACATTTATTGTGTTCATTTCAAAATCGAAAACTTTATGATGGACTTGTAATTCTTCATTAAAAGGAAGGTCTTGGATGTGTCCAGGTCTATAATTAAATAAAGCAGGGTATAATTCGTCAATACTTGATCTAAATGATTCAATAACTTTTAATCCAATATATTCAGCTAACTTATCTCCTTCATATTTTACACCATCTATTGTTGCAACATAATCTTCTGCTGTCCATACATCTATTTGAAATAATATTGTTGTTTGAATATCAGAATTATACTGGCCTAATCTCTCACCACTTCCATCAACAATTAAAATATTCATTCTAGGAAAAGAAGTTTTGCTTAATGTTGTTAATGGCTTATCTGGATAAACCCAATTTGATGTTCCATATTTATAAGTGATATCAACATTGTCTGTCCCGTTTGGAGTAGCAGAAAAAAATATAATTTTTTGATTTTGAAAATCAACATAATAATCCTTCCATTTAATTTGATCCACTCCATCAACTGTTAAGCCTGTTATTGCAGACATTTTTCCAGAAGAAGGAGATAATGAAAATTCTGTCCCGCCACCATCAAATTCTTCAGTAGTTGAGCTTTCTGCTCGTGAACGTGGATCTGTCAAATTCTTTCTTAAAAAATCTACAATAATATTTTTTGGACTTATCGTCGCCATTTTTACCTCTTGGATTTGATTAGGCCTCTTGACCTAAGTATTAATGCCCTAAGATCGTTAGGGCAGGTTAGAATTATTAACTCAAATAATATTATAAAGAATATTGCTCAAAAAGAGAATATTCTTTTTTATGGTCCTTCAAATATTCTATTAAAACTATCCTTGACTTTTTTATTTTTAACTTGCTCTAAAGCAGGCCTCATAAATGGTTGAGCATTTGTTCCTAATCTTCTTATTTTTTCTGCTACTGCACCAGCCGCATCTTCATCTCCAAGTTTTCTTCTAGCCCAAGACTTTAATTCTTTTGCACTTACAACATGTGGCGATGTTCCATATTCTACATCACCAGCATAATTCACAGTTGCAACCAAAAGATATTTTATACTTCCAGGAAGAGAAGGAAATAATTTTATAGAATTTCTTAATCTTCCAGTGTCTACAGGTGCATTTTGTTTTGCTATTTTTTGCATATCAAGCATAGCCCTGAATAAAACCCTTTTTAGTTTTTCATTTACGTCTCTATCCTTCATACTAAATTCAGCTGATATGCCAGTCATTTTAAGAATCCAATCCTATATTTTTTAAAACAGATGATATAAAAATTATATCACTTCCAACTTTTCTATTTCCGAGAATTGATTCAACTCTCCATCTTTTGCTTGTACTTACTTCTTCAATTATATCCCCTTCATCCAAGTCAATATTTCCGCTGACAAAAAATTTTACATTCCCAGAAACCGCAAGCCCCATTTCTCTTATTTGCCTGTCTTTTTCAGTGATTCTTTGCATTATTCCTTGTATTGCCGTCGATGATTCGCTTGCGTCTGTCTTCCCACCCATAGTATCAAGGGTATCAGTTATTTTTATTAAATTAAAATTCCCACCGAAATCACTTAAAGGTCCATCTTCAAAATCAGAACTTGTTATACCTGCCATTAGAATATTGCCGGTCTTCTATCCACTCTACTGAGAATTTCTCGCGCTTCTTTCTGCAATTGAAGTGCAGTCTCTCTCCATTGAGTATATGGCTCCCCCTTTTGAACATGAAATTCCCCAAGAGTGTATCCTGTAATATCTTTAAAAGATTCTCCAACGACTCTCGCAACAAGAGCAATACCAGAAATAAGCCTCATTAATTTTTTGATAACCTCACTTACTTCTAACTTTATAACTGTGCTTCCATTTTCATGACTAAAACTTAAATTATCTACTGTAATCTGATTTGTTGTAACTGCTGTTATTTTTGCCGCCTCTTTATTTCCATCCATCCCATAAATTTCAATCCAGTCATTTGCAGTAAATCCTGATTCGCTTGCAACACCTAAATCTATAGAAGAACCAGGAATTGAAGCACTTGTTATTGAAGTTTGTGTATTGCTTTCTTCTAACCATCCATGAACATACTTAATTATAATTGACTTTTGTTTTCCTTTAAATCTTGTTGTCTCAGGAGATCCATTTAAATTAAGTTCTAATTTTCCGCTTTGTTTTGTAATAAAAACATTTCCGTCAATAGTTATATCTGTCCCATCAATTTTAAGTTCCTTTAATGCTAAAAGAGGATTCTTCATAACTAAAATTCTATTTGTATAATTTCCGTCTAGAATGTCTATTCTTTCTTTTGGAGTAAATGAAGCATTCAAATATTTTTCAACTTCTGCCTCAGCTTCAGCAATTGTTTCTGTAACATCAGCATCTGGTACTAAGTCAAGAGTTACTCCACTTATTCTTCTCACCTCAGCTATTGTTGTTAAACTCATTTTATCCTCCTAAAAATGTCACTATTAATCCGGTTGTTAGACTTCCCAATAAAGTGATTAGAATAGTAGCCCATATCGGCAGTCTTTTAGAATAATGATTTACTAAATTATCAATATCTATTCGTATTGATTTGATATCTTCTTTTATCTCATTAATCATAATACGATTTTCTCTAGCTAAGATATTATTTTTCGGCGCCATGGTATTCAAGGAATTTATTTATCTGATTCTTTCTCTGTGGAATCTTCAAACTGTTTTGTCTCTACTTTCTTGTCTGAAACTTTTCCCTCAGTTACTTTTTTATCTACAGGTTCAAACCCATAAGATAATCCAAGTTCTTTAGGCAGTTCAATGCTTTCCCCAGTTTTCACAGTCTTCCAGATGTATCCCTCTTTATTTGGCTGTCTTACTTTTCTATCTTCTAAATTGTTTTCAAATTTCATTTTAAGATTTTACATTGACAAATACAACGACCTCATCATTTTGTGTTCCAGAACCGATTGTCAGCTTTAATCTTCCATGCACTACAAATTCTCCATAAACAGCAGTGTCCCCGCCCTCAGTATCACTTAGATCTAAAGCAGTCCCAGTATTGTCTTGAAGAGCAACTCTTGGATAAACAACTTTGTCTGTATTGTCAGTCGCTAAATCTAATATCTTCTGGCCTACGCCCTCTTGACTATCTATATCAACTTCGCAGGTATTTGTAGGATAGTTTATCTCAATAGATAATATCTTCCCGCTAATAACTGGGCTGAAAACAGTTGCTGCACCAGTGCCGTCTAAAGCACCTGATTCGATTCTATATTGTCGCATCATTCTTTTTTCTCCATTTATTTATTTGTGACTAATTGGGGTTTAGTCAGACCCTTAAAAAAAATAAAAAAAATAAATTAATTATCAAAATCTATTTCTACGCCACTAATAGCAATATCACATGCCGCATCGATAGCTGTTGTTCCAGTAACTTTCACATAATACTGGAAATCGTCAAGCACTCTTTCATCAAGGCCAACTTTCTCAGCGTCGAGAGCCGTGTCTGCCGTAACAGATACTTGAGCAATTGCACCAACAGATGCATCAGTGACAGCACCAGCACCTTTTGTTACTTTTCTCAAATCTGCATCAACAACTGTAGCATTTCCACCTGTAGCTCCTAAAGCTCCAACGATTCTAAATCCCTTAATCTTCTGGTCTTTTTTCAGGCCATGGATAGGAATTGTAAAAACCATAGAACTCAAATTAGTTGCCAAAGTAATTGTGCCGTCAGCTGCATGAATCCATCCTGAGGCTGTAACAATCTGGTGAGTATTGCAAAACAGGATGTTATTTCTAACTACTTTGTTTCCAGTTGGTAAGCCGCCCATTTTATCTCCGCAGACTTACTCGCCGATAACAGTAATGACTCTTTTCTTGTCATTATTTCCTGATGCAGTTGTGTAAGTCAAAACTCCACCAGAAACAGCAGTTGTTCCAGATTCTTGCACTATCACGTTGTCTTCTGTTGTGTGGACAACTCCATACACTGACAAAATCTTTTTCAAACCAAAATCTGATAAATTTAGTGTCAAAGTATCAGTTCCACCTGTAACAGTAGTTCCGCTTGTTAGTACGACAATCTTGCCACCCAAATTAGGCGCATACTCTTTTCTTATACTTGTTATGTCTGTCATTTTTCCTCCAATTTAATTTAGTGTGTTATTTTTTCTTAAACCAAAAAAAAATTATTAAAAACTAAAAAATAACAAAAAGGTTTTATGCAATATTATCAATGAAACTATTGAACTCTGGTGCTCTTAAGACAAGCGATTCGTAGATCTTCAACATGAATTTCTGACTGTCGTTTGTTATTGCTAACTCTTGGAAAGTCATATCCAATAAAACTCTCATCTCAATTTGATCTGTATCTAAGAAATAAATTTGCTTAGACCCAGAGTTATTAGATAAGAATCTGCTCGGTATCACAGGTATTGCTCCAATCATTGTCCATAAGACTAATTGCGCATTAACACCAAATGGTAATTCTGCACCTGCTCTCATATCTGCAGGTGAAAATCTAAAGGTATCAATCATGATAGCTCTTATGTCCTGTAATACAGAACTAGAACATACCGCAATCTTTGGCCTTCCACCGTTATCAAATGCTCTTCTTACAGTAGTTTCAATATCGTCCCATGTCAATGCTGCACTCGATAAATCGGTTACATTTGTTGTACTTTGCTGTACAATAATGCCGTCGAATTCTGTTGCATCACTTGATGAATCTCCATTAATAATCAAATCCTCTTCCTTTTCTCTCAAAGCCCTTGCTTTGACTACTACTTCGAGTTGTCTTGCACTTGGCGCCGCTGCTGATGTAAACGGATTTCCACCTAAGCCAGTACCAGTTGCTATTGCTCCTTGTAGTATGAAAGATGATTGTGCCGCTTGAGATGGTCCTGTAACTCTTCCAACTGCATAAATAAACTTAATGGCCTTACTTACTCTTTCATAAGTATCATCATACTCTGAAAGTGGCGCATCTTCTGCCGCTGAAAAAGCTGAGCCTTTTGTGATCAATCTATTGAAATCTGCAGTCATGCCTTGGTTTGTAACTCTTGGAAGTAATTCCACAAGTGGCGTTTCTTTCCGAGTTATATCAACAATTCGCGGATCCAAGAAAACTTGAATCATAGCAAAACCAGCTGTTCCAGCCCCGCCAGTTGATGTTGTCAATGCCTTATGCACTCCACGATTATAAAGCACTTTAAGCTCTGACCTTAAGTCAATTCCTTTCCAAGCATCAATATATGGTGTCTTATCTTTCAAAAACCCAAATGAATGCGAGTAAGCACTTTTTTGGTCTGGCTCCATCTGCAAAGTCCCAACTGATCCCGGTCCTGATTCTGGTAGATTTTTGTATTCATCCATTTTAAATCTGGTCAAGAGGTCGAGCTTCGTCTACTGACTTTTGTTCAGATTCTGCATTCAACTTTTCATTAGTTGGAGCTTGTTCAGATAAACCTTTTTGAATTGGCTTACTGATGGCTTTTGAAATTTCTGCAATCTCTTTCTCAATTTTATCAAGCCTGCTCTTCACTTCAATTACTTCAGCCTTCGCTTCAGTTTCTGTAGTTTCTGCATCTGCGTTTTCAGTTGATTCATCACTAGCATTATCAGTTGATTCACTTTCCGATTCACTTTCTGATCCTTGACTAGCTTCGTCTTTCTTTTCTTGCTCTGACATTTTGTCCTCCTTTTTAATTTTCTCTTTGTGAGTATTTTTCTTTTTATTATTTTCTTCATCTTCGTCATCCTCGTCATTATTTTTCTTTTTCTTTTCAAGATAATCCAAAGATTTCATAAAAATATCAGTTACAGAAGCGTGAGGATTTATTGCATTTCCAGTTAATGCATTATTTAATAAATTCATATCATCCAATAATCTAATTACAGTCCCATCCTTTAGAGTTTTATTTGCAGTTTTTGTTGGAATAAATGCTATTGAGAAAGCATCATAAAATCCATTTTCTATATTGAATTTAATATCATCAAAATTCATAACAACATTTCCTTTCTCATCAAATTTCTTCCAAGTCTTGTTTAGTTCCCATCTAACTTTTACACCGTTATTCCCTACATCCTTAACTCTCGTAAAATCAACAGCTTTTCCTAAGGGGATTTTAGTTTTATTGATCTCTAATTCTATCGCTGTCTCTCCTCTAAATGCCTCATGTTCAAAATCTAATTTAAGAACTCTGCTTTTCATTTGCTCTATCATTCCGTCTAAAGCTCTGTCTGTAACTATATCATTAACTAAATCCCTATCAGAGGTAGAAATAAATCCCTCTACTATGAATCTTTTTTGACCTTTTTCTTGAATCTCTCCGAAAGTAATTGGCTGAGAATGAATTGTAAAAATACCCCCTTCTTGCATTAATTGTTGATTTCTCATAATGGAAAGAGGTTTAAAAAACTTATAAAGAATATTGCTCAAAAAGAGAATATTATATTTCTTCTATCTCTAAAATTCTTATTAGCTTTTTATGATCTAATTTAGCAACCAAATCAAGATCATCTTCATTCTCTTTTAAGATGCTGGAAGAAATTGAAATATCCTTTGAATCAACTTTATTTAATGAACTTCTTATTATTAATTCTTCAGAATTTTCTTTGAGAATTGGCGCAATAATATTAAAAGTGTATTCTTTTGATTCTCTCTTTAATCTTCTGCTTGGCAATCTCCCAACCTTTTTTTCAACAGATCCAATAATGGCATCAACATTGAATATTTTATCTTGGGTTTTCTTGAGAATAGCATCTATAGTAAAATTCTTGTCTGTGCCCGGAGTAATAAGAATAGCATCTGCAGTAAGTTGTTTATCTTGAATTTTGCGTAATATTGAATCGGTGATAAATGTTTTTTCTTGAATCTTCTTTAATATTGCATCCATAAAAAAATTCTTATCAAATATCTCCCTAATAAATGCATCTGCGGTTAGAGATTTCTCCTGTATCTTTCTCAATAAAGCATCTATAATAAAATCCTTATTATTTGAAACTCTTAAAAGCGAATCTACTGTAAAACTTTTATCCTGAATTTTTCTTAAGATAGAATCGATAATGAAATTTTTAGTTTGTTCTTTTTGAAGTATTGCATCAGCAGTAAAAGTCTTAGTTTGTATTTGCCTTAATAATGAATCAATTGCAAATATTTTTTCAATATTTAATTTTTTCAAGATAGCGTTTATTGTAAATTCTTTTTCTAACCCGCCAGTAAGTATGGCATCAGCTGTAAAAGTTTTGTCTTGAATTTTCTTTAATAAAGAATCTATTGTAAAAGTTTTGTCTTGGATCTCTCTCAAAAAAGCATCAAGAATGAAATCCTTAGTAATTCTATTCACTAATCTTGCATCTGCAGTAAATTGTTTATCTTGGACTTTTCTTAAGATTGAATCAGTAATGAAAGTTTTTGTATTCACAGCCCTTAAAAAAGCATCAATTGTAAAATCTTTAGTGTCGACTTTTCTTAATAATGAATCTAATGTAAAATTCTTATCTTGTGTCTTCTTTAGAATTGCATTAGAAGTAAATGTCTTATCTTGAATTTCTCTCAAAAAAGCATCAATAGAAAATCCTTTTGTAAATCTGTTAACAATAATTAAATCCCCTGTAAAAGTTTTATCTTGAACTTTTCTTAAAATAGCATCAGATATAAGGGTTTTAGTCTGTTCTTTTTGAAGCAAGGCATCTATAGTAAAATTCTTGTCTGTGCCCCCAGTAAGAAATGCGTCAGAAGTGAATGTTTTATCTTGAACTTTTCTAAGTATCGCATCAATAGTAAAATTCTTAGTTCCAGTAGTTGTAAGAATTGCATCAACAATAAAATCTTTTGTCAATCTTCTAACCAATATAGAATCAATACTGAAATCTTTTATTTGAGATTTTCTCAATAGGGCATCTATTATAAACTCTTTAGTCTCTTCTTTTCTAAGTAATGCATCTAATATAAAATCTTTAGTTTGTATTTTTCTTAGCAATGCATCAGCTGTGAATGTTTTATCCTGAATCTCTCTCAGAAATGCATCAAGAATAAAAGTTTTAGTTATGCTGTTGACTAAGGTTGCATCAGAAGTGAGTGTTTTGTCTTGAACTTCTCTAAGCAGTGCATCAATTATTAATGTTTTATCATTATCAATTTCTTGCAATAAAGAATCCGCTGTAAGTGTTTTATCATTATCTGCTTTTTTTAAAATTCCATCTGCAGTAAAAGTTTTATCTCCAGTAGCCACAAGAATAGCATCTGTTGTAAAATTCTTAGTAAATCTGTTTACTATAATTGCATCTGTTGTGAGAGTCTTATCATTAGTTTTTCTAAGAAAGGAATCTGCTAAAAAATCTTTTGTTAATCTATTGACTAATCTCGCATCAGTTATGAAAGTCTTATCTCTAATTTCTCTAAGAATTCCATCAGCAGTAAAAGTTTTATCCTGAACCTTTCTTAATATTGCATCAACACTTAATGTCTTATCGTTGTCAATCTCCTGTAATAATGCATTTGAAGTAAAAGTTTTATCTACTGTTGAAACTAAGATAGCATCTGCTGTGAAAGTCTTTGTGTCGGTTTGTTGAAGAAAAGAATCAACTGTAAAATCTTTGTCATTATCACTTTTTTTTAAAACAGCGTCGATAGTAAGAGTCTTATCTTGAGTGGCCTCTAAAACTGCATCAGAAGTAAATGTTTTATCTTGAGATTTTTGAAGAAAAGAATCAACTACAAATGTTTTATCATTATCAATTTCTTGCAATAAAGAATCTGTTGTAAAAGTTTTATCATATTCTGTAACTCCACTTATAGTTAACTTATTCCACCAAATATTAGGGGGAGATGTTTCATCAGCGAAAAGATAATCTATTTCATCAGAACTATTCCCACTATTAAACATCGCTTCAAGCTGAATAGCTTTTATATGAATGCTATCTCCACTTGTACCAGTTTTATAACAAGTAGCCTCTAAAGCTGCAAGTTTAGACCAAGTCCATCCACCAGAAGGAGTATTTAATGTTATCCAATCATGCCAACCAGTGCTAATAGTTTCTTCTTGTATTGTTCCCAATAATTCCCCTCTCCCGTCAGTGTGAATAGCGATATTGGCAGTTGAATCTCCACTCCCACCTCTTCCATTAAATCTTGCCCGAACAGAAGAAGGAGTGGGGTGATTTGAAGAAGATGGCGCATCTGTACCCTCTCCTTTTGTTTCATTATTATCAATATCCCCGCTTGTAGTAGTATATGCAATTGTATTGGGATTGCCATCAAAAGCATAAGCCTCATTTGACCATACTCCATCTGGATCAGTTGCACCAACGTCAGAAGCATCAAAAATAAAATGCCTTGTTGTTTCATTAGCCTCTCCCCCTGAATCATAATTATTGAAATATGCCCACTTTGCTTTTACATCCTTGAAAGTTCCTTCTTCTAATAATGTTTCTCCTTCCCAACTACCATCATATTTATCATAAACAATATCATGAGGCGAAAGTATGTGTTGATCCCTTTCATAAAAAACATAAATATCTGTTCCATTTGCCACTAAAGAAGGATTTACTCCTACATTGCTATTTGAATAAGTTGTCCAAGCACCTGTCCAGTTTGCAGATTGTTTAGCAATATTAATTTCAGTATTTGAATCAACGTAAGCTATCCATACATCCTTGTTGCTGTCGACTACAATTGAAGGGTGATTGTCGTGGCCAGCTAAAACAGAATCATCCACGATTTTTGTAGTAAATGAAGAAGGATCATTTGCATTTCCTATTGCTGCCTTGATAGCGCCATCAGTATTATTCTGCCAAACAATAACAGGGACATTTGAAGAATTTATAGCAATACCACAACCATAAGTATGTTTTTGGGTTGAAGATCCTTCAAGTTCTATAGTCTCAGTTTTTGTTTTCCATAATGCTCCAATTTTATTAGTATATCTTGTTGATCTGTAAAGTGTTCCTTTTGAACTTTGAAAATTAATCCATGCAATATGAGGTTTATCATTAAAATCAACAGCTAATGAAACATAAGCATCTATGGCAGCACCACCATCTTCATCATCTAAAGCTTCTTCATCACCTTGATATAAATCAGTATTAGTATTAAATTGAACATACCCTAAAATACTGCCACTGCCATTATCAACCCAATAGCCAATATGAATAATATCATTAGAATCAATTGCAATCCCAACAGCGTCAGTACTTCTAGGCGGTTTATTTGTGCTATCTTTTTCTGTCCAAGAAGTCCCATCTGATGACTTCCAGACATACATTCGGTCATTAGTATCATCAAGTGTAACTGCATATAATGTGCCGTTGCTTGTACGGACTACTACTCTTTCACCACACCCGATATGATTAGTATTAGCAATAGTTATTTTTGTTGCCATTTTAAATTATTCCCCTTCCCAATAGAATCCACATTCAGGATGATCTTTTGACCATTGATTTATTTCCTTTTCTTTTTTTATGTTTTGTTGAGGAGAATTTTTACAAATAGATAAAAGATAAGTGCTATTCCAAAGTTTACATCGATGAGTTTGTTTATCAAAAAAAGGGCAACTTCTGTCAGTAGGTGAAACTTGTAAGCCTTTCTCTGAAAGATAAAATTTGATTAAGCCCACATCAAGGATAACAACCTCTCCAAAAATATTACTCATTCCCCTTACCCAATTGATTTCTTTTTTGATTAATGTAATTAAAGGCTCACTTGATTCAGGATGTTGCCTATACCAATCAAATAAATAATTTCTAATTGCAGGAAACCAATTAAATTCTAAATTTTGTTCTCCTGTATCATAACAACCACAAAGACCGCACCAATTACAAGCCCCTTTAATATTCAAAACCATTTTATTTACCCCCCTCTTCTTTTATTAAATTAGGCGCATAGAACCAGTCACTTTTTTCATTCCAAGCTCCTGCTAATTCAATTCTGCCATCCTCAAAAATATAAGCTATTGATTGAACATTTTCTCCCTTAATATTTTTCTGCCATCCAACAAGATAAACTGATATTTTGCTGCCAGAAAATACTTGCTGAGCAACCCTTCTTCTAAAAATTAATTTCTGGCCTTCTTCTAAATGAACTTTAAAAATTAATTTATTTTCTTTATAAATTTCAAAGAATTTTAAGATAGCTCTATCTATATCTGTGTATTTATTTGCTCTTCCATCTTCATTGTATTGATTAAGCGATTCACCATTCTTGTAAACCGCCTTCCATGTCAGTTCCATTGTATTGGAAATAAAAAATAAAAAAGTTAAATTTCGTCGTATCTAAACGTGAATGTTTCGTCAGCCAGATTTCCCGGTGATGCAGTAGTACCTACTTCCATCTGTAGCACAAGATAGTTTGTTGTTTCGCCAATTGCATCAATGATACTTCCACTTTCGCCTATACTTGGGCCTGAAAGAGGAGCTCCTGATGTAAAACTAAATGCATCTGATGAAGTTGTTAAACCAGTATGAGCCGCTACCATCTCTGAATCAACATCAGCCACTTCATAACCAGCATTTGAGATATCAGTTTTTGTTGGAAATTGATCTCCTACTTTGACAGCTACACCAGTTCCAAATCCTCCACCATCTGTGAAAAATCTTATATTATCCACTTGTGTATCTGGAGCCACAGTGCATGCTAAATAGATTTGTTTCCATCTAGAATATTCTGTTCCAGCAGCAGGAATTGGCATAGGATCACTGTTGTCGATTGTAGCATCGTCAGCTTGCTTAAACCTAAGATTAGGCGGGCCTAAACCATCAGTATTCTGCTCAGTTGCTGGAGTAGTATCTGTTCCTCCAAAGTCAAAATTCACATTAAAAGTTGCAACCATTTCATTTCTTACCTCCCTTTTGATTTGTCATTTTAGACTATTACATAATTTATTTTAATTTTTAATTTAGCTCTTAAAGGTTTCATTGTTGTAATCTTTGGCCTGAATTCAAGCTCAACTTCTTCAGTAGTTTTTGGAGCTATCCTTTCAATAGATTTTTTTAAATTAACACCGCTCCCCTTAAGTTCTATTTCAATATAAACAAAATATTGTATTGCATTGTGCAAAAAGATAGATTTTTTAGTAACTTCTCCAGCTACAATTTTCTCAAAGACTATCTCATCCTTAATCTCTTTCTCTTTTTCCTTATCATAATATATTTTAATCTCTTCCATCTATTTCATCCTCTAATTTTTTTAATAATGATTCTTTTCTTTTGAGAACTTCCATCTCTTTCTCTTTTAATTTCTTATCAACTTCATCATTAACTTGTTCCTTGCCAATATTCAGAATAACTGGCCCTGATTGTTTTGGCTCATCTTCTTCGTCTTTTAATGTAAAATCCATTGAACTTCTGCAATTAACATGTGAGGGTGGTGAATCAAATTCTTGGCCAGTAGTTCGATCCTTAAATTTCTCATTTAAATCAATTGTTTTTTTATCCAATCTAAGACAAATAGCAGAAGTTCTGTCGTCATGGACAGCTACCCAAGTTTTTGTCATTTTTTCTCCGCTTTTTTTCATGGCTTGCAATTGTCCTTGATTTTCTGCCCGATTAGATTCAGTTCTTGCTATCATTTCAGCCCGATTTTCTCCAACATTAAAGACTTTGCTGACTCTATTTTTTAATTGTGAAATACTCTCGCCATTTATGAATCCCCTTTCTAATTCTTGAGCCAAGTCATTTGATATCTCCTCAGTCATCCCAGCAATATTTTTATAAGTATAATCCTGTAAGAATTCTATTGCATCTTTATTCAATTCTATATTTCTGTCCAATTCTTTTTCAGATTTTTCCCAGCCTTTTTCAAATAAATCTTTTACTACCCCATCACTTAATACCCTTACTCCTTCAAAGCTGATTAATTGTTTTAAGAATTTTATAACATCCTTAACGGCCTTTAATTGTGAAACGTGATCTTTTCCTTCTTCTTTTTCTAAAAGACCTTTAATTCTTTTCTCATTTTCTTGCATAAGATTGATTACAGCTTTCTCTAATTTGACTTCTGTTTGGTCTTCTTTTCTTGGAAATAAATAAATTATATCTTTATTTATCTGAGTTTTTTCTTCAATTTGAGATTCTATACTTTTTTTCTCTTTTTCTAAATCTTTTTCTTTTGGAGATTCTTCTTTATTATCTTCAAACTCTTTTTCCCTTTCACCCATATTAAAAACATTCCCCGTATTAGGCCTAAACTCATTAGGCGGTTTATCGCCCCAATCAACTTCATCCATTCCTTCTGATTTTCTTATTTCATTTACAGTTCTTAATCCAGTATCAATTTGTTTTTCATAAAGTTCAACTTTTTTAGTTTCTTCTTCTACATCAAACATTAAAAATCTAAATTTAATTCCTTCATATCCAAACTCGCTAATAACTTCTTTATTGAGATGAAATTCAATCATCCTTAAAATAGGATTAATCGCTCTTTTTCTAAATATTTGACTTTGCACGATTTGGTTTGCCATACCTTTTGCATCTTCAGTATATCCTAATTCTGTTGGTGTAACTCCAAAACTAGCCCATACCATTTTGCTAAACCATTTTTGTTGTTCAATTAATTGCAATTCTAAATTAGAAAATTGTATCCTTGTAAAAGTTGGTTTCTTATTTATGACAGGAACGTAATGAGGCTTTCTTATCCAATTTCCAGCACTGTCTCTTTCTCTTACTTTTTCATTCCACATATCTTCAAATGCCTTAACACTATCTGAATCGCTGTCTTCAAGTCCGAGCACACCCTTTGGCACATTATTGTCCGTGTGATATTTAAGATTGTCTTCTATAGCATAGATTAACATTTGAACTGCATTCGCTAAATTTTCTATTGGACTTCTTCCATAAATACTATCTGTTCGCGGATTTCTCTCAAACCAGATTACTTCTTTTTTCCCAAAAGGTATTGGTTTGGCTGATGATAACCAACCAAATTGAAAATAAGCTGCACGTTCTCTTGCATCAATTGCTTTAATCAATCCGGGAAGCATATTCTCAGGATGTTTATTATTTCCCACTATCTCCATGTCGAGCATTAAATCATCTCTATCAGTGAACATACCAAACATATTAGGATTCTTAGTAAAAGTAGCACCATCTTTTGACACAATGCCGACCATCTCACTCTTCATATTAAATTGCTTGACTATAACTCCAGAATCAATCTCTAAAATATCACGCACTACTTCCCTTAAAATCTTTTCAAAACTTTCTTTATTAGTATTTGGATTGTCAAAAAATGTTTCAATATGTTCAATATTTTTTTCTTTTTCCGGTGTAAGCTCTTCTGTTTCATCTTCTGGAACTATCCCCCAAGGCACTGCGCTTATTCCGTCTATAATTGTACTTAAACACATTTCAACATAAGGAGTTGATGCCAATCTTCTTATTTCAAGTAAATCAACATTTCTAGGATATCCGAATGGTGGCTTAAAGAAAAATCTAGTTTGAAAAGCTTTATTTATTTCTCCTCTTGATTCTTCTGTAATCATTCCCACAGGCGGGACAGATTTGGAAGTTGGTTTAAACCATCCTTTGAAAGTATTCCAAAAGTTTTGTTTTGCTAAGTTTTCTTCTGCCATGAATATGATATTAGTAATGAGGAGGGCATATTTACATCAAGTCTAGAAAACTTATAAACAATATTGCTCAAATTAAGAATATTCTCAAAAAATAAAAAATCAAGCAAAACCAAAAGCTAATTCTTTTGTATTGACTACGAAAAACATTCTCATCATAAGTGTATCCCCAATATCTGTTGACCTTCCTAAATTTTCTTTAATATCTTCTTTTGATAAAACAGCAAGAGGTGCATCTTTTCCCGGGTCTTTTTGTTTTATTTGTTCTAAATCTTCTATAAGTAATTCTCTAATTTCTACAGGGATATCTCGATAAATTCCTATTTGCCCTGAATTGATATAATTTGCTAATTCAAACCAACACTGAGCTTTAAGATTTTTATAATTCCTTAATGATTTATCTCTGTCTGTTTCTTTCTTTCTTTTAATAGGTTGACCATTATTAACAAATCCCTTAACTCCGGGAAGGTCTTTTACTAATCCAAAACCTACACCATCCTCATCAATTGCACATTTACTTCTTGGAATATTATATTCTATTAGAATCTTGTCCAGTTCTTCATTTGAAATATTATCTTTTATAATTATTTTTTTAATGAAAAAATTATCCCAGATTGTAATAACTGTTTTATCTCTGCCTCTTCCAGCCACGTCAACAATACAATACTTATGGCCTCTTTCTGCTTCATTTGTAAACATATCCATTATTAAATCATAATCAAAAAGTTTTGTAGGATCATCATCATATTCAAAATTCCCATATAATAATCTCTCCTTGCTTACCTTGTCTAACTTTTTTAGATTTTCAATATAGTGCTCAGAAATGTAAGGATTATCTCCGACTAATGCAGGCATAAAATATCTATATGGTTTAAGTGAATTATCTTTGCTTGGTTTATAAAACTCAAAATATAAAAAATTCTTAGATGGATTACTTGCTATCAGAAGTTTTGGAATTAAACCAAATTCATCTAACTTATATCTTATTCTTGACATTACAATATTTTTAGCTTTTACTGTGATTTGGCTTGCTTCATCAATAAATGCTCCTGTGAATTCAGTCGATCCTAAACTATCAAACTCAGGGTCGCTTGGATATAAAAATAAATCTTTAAGATAAATTGTGCTTCCATTTATAAATTTAATAACTCCTTCTATCTGATTATATTTATAATGTATATTTAATCTTAGACCCCATTCTCTACATACTTGAAAAAAAGTTAATAATGTTGATTCTTTCAAACTCTTTAAAATTGCTCTACCCATCAACCATCTACTTCCACGATACTCAATGCAATTCATTAACAACCAAGCACATCCCAAATAGGATTTTCCTCCACCAGCTCCCCCACCATAAAATATTTCTGTATGTTTTTTATCTTTTGAACTTAAAACTTCTAAGCATTTAAATTGTTTAGGTGAAGGGTCCCATATAATTTCTTCATTTTGCATCTGTAGGTTTTTCATCTTGACGTTCATTTTGTAACTCTTTTGGTTTTCTTATTTCAATATTTAATCCTCTGAGATTTACTTCGTCGGCTACTTTGTCTTTAAACCCATATCTTTCCAATAAATCAGTAAATCCATGTTCATTCTGAAGGATTATCTGGCTTGCCTTGAATTTTTGCTCAGGAGTTCCCTTACGTAATAATTTTCTCATCTCAATTTGAATTTTCTTATTTGCCTCTAAAAACTCAGTAAATCCTTTTTCAAGCTCTCTTGGATCAAGGGTTGTGACAATTTGATTAAAATCTTTGCTTATTTGTTGCTGTGAAATACCATAACGCTCTGATAACCGAAGCTGAGAAGGCAATCCCCAGAATCCAAACTCTCTAATTAGCAGTTTTAAATCCTCTCTTCTGGCTCTATATGACAACCCTTTCACAACCCTTTTTGGATTAGATTTCTTTGCCATT